AAGAAAGAAACAAGCGAAGAATCCTGTATAATTATAATCATATCATATATATATTTTTTATGTATATCATTATATAATCATGTCAGAAAAACAACTCCAAAGGGAAGCGAGAGAAAAAGATATGAAGGAGGTAATAAAAGAACAAGAAATTGAAGATGAAAATGGAATCAGGGGCGATCCTACAATATACTTGATGAGAATGCCAGGAAAAGGATTTGAAAAAAAATATGATGGTGAAATACCAAGTGAATTCAAAGGTAAATTAATGTATGTTTCAGGAGTTCCTGACGGCGGTGTCTATATATACTCAGATGAACTGGAAGGTGAAGTAGCACCGAGAAGACACTCAGCAGAAGAGATAGGAATTATTCATACGGGTATGGATGGGAAAGATGAATATTTCTTTTTTGAAACTTTTGAAATAATAGAACCTCCTGTTAAAGAGAAACTAAGTATAGAACAAATCAAGGATGCACGAGAGGAGAGAAAGAAAATTAAAAAGCAAACGAAAAAGAAAGCGAAACGCAAAGCACAAGATAAGGAAATCCAAGAATTAAAAAAACAACTCCAAGATACCCTCAAAAATGACCCTAATCTCCCCATACGGAGAATGATTCCCGCAGGTGGTTTGAGTGAGTTTATACCTCCTCAACCAAATCCAGAGCAAGCAAAAGCAATTAAGAACTTACGAGATATAAATGATATCGCAATTAAAGATACTTCATCTAACCTAAAAGGAGATGTAAATAAATTAATGTCTCTTTACGGGATTAGATAATTATATTATATCTATATAAATGGCTTATGGTTCATCACCCCCACCGAAGAAAAAGAAACCTATGACGATGTCTCAACGATTACAAAAGCACTCCGCTCACCATAGTAAAAAACATATGTCTATGATGCGTAAAGATATTAAGGGAGGTATGAGTTTCTCTGCAGCACATAAGAAGGCACAGAAGGCAGTGGGTAAATAAAGAAAAGTTTTCTTTTATTATTTTTTTTCTAATTATATTATACATGAAAAATTATAGTGTATTCGTTATAAATATTTCAGATAAACGCTGGGAAAAGTATTCACAAGATAAGAACAATATATATAATAGATTTCTGGGAGTAGATGGAAGTACATTAGATTTAGAGGAATATAAGAAATATGTATTCTATTGGAACAAATCAGAGAAGGGTCGCAGAGGTGCTATTGGATGTAGTGAATCTCATATGAATATGATGAAATATATCATTGAAAATAAACTTAATCATGTAATCGTTATTGAAGATGATGCAATCATAGATTTCACAAGACTACATGAACTTGATGATATAAAAGGGTTCTGTTTCATAGGTGGGAGATTACAAGCAACTAAACTAAAAGATGATAATGTATTTCAATCACAAATAAAGAAAACATTAGAATTTAAAAAATTAAATAAAATAGATACAGATAAATATATTGTTACAGGGGCACACGGATTATATTTTGACACGTGGGAAACAGCAAAAGATATCTTTGATGATATACATAAGCAAACCAGAAGAAGAATATCAGATGTTGAACTCAAAAGAATCCAAAAGACTAGACCACATATCATAAATCAATTTATATATCCTGCGATTTCAACCTTACATCTCCCTGATGCAATGGAAGGTTTTACATATAATAAAGATACATCGTATAACTTGAAGGATAATAATTATGAATATTAAATTTGAAAATATCTTTGAGAAAACTATTAAATAAAATATGCCGTATAAAGACCCAGAGAAAAGGAAGCAATATGCGAAAGAATATCAAAAGAAATATTATAAAGAAAATAAAGATATAATAATGGAACGAACCAAAACATATCGCGATGAATATAATAAATCATCCAAAGGTATTATATCAACATGGAAATTCCGTGGAATCATATTTCACGATTATGAATTGTTATACGATATATATATTAATACTACTCATTGTGATGTTTGTAAATGTGAATTAAATAAATGCACGAGGTCGCGTAAATGCGTGGATCACGACCATAGTATAACTGATACAGATAATGTGAGAAATATATTATGTAATGTTTGTAATTCTAAAAGGAGGTATTAAGATATTTCCTTAATCTCTTCTTGTAATTTCTCAAAGACCTCTTGGGCTATATTCGTTTTCAACATACGAGTTCTTTGTATTTTAAATATTACTGAACTACGCTCAGAGACAGCAGCAGGACTTCCATCAGGTTCAGTAATCTGAACATTAATACTTGATAATCTTGTAGGTTTAGTCACCGTGAATTGAATATCGGTTTCAGCAGTAATATAATAATCGCCGACAGGATTTTGTTTTGATACAATTGAGACAATAGGCATACGAGTATTACCCGTCCCATCCACAAAGGATGATGTTCCAGTAATATCACTACGTATATTATAATATCCATTATTCATAGAGATTGGATAATTCTGTGCTGCGATTTGGACAGAGGTCGCCTCTTGATTCACAGGAGGTATCCATCGTATCAATTGTACAGGATTAGGATGTCCCGCTCCACCATGTGCTGTATCAGACACAGGTATCGTATAATTTACGAGTGCCTCACCATTATACTTAGTCACCCCATATTGATTCTGTGCCCACGACTTCGTATCCACACAATCAATCTCAGCATTCGTAGTCACTATATTCAAACTTGATGAATTATTATTATTTACTTGTGTAAGTCGTGTCGTAGATGAAGCATTAAACTGAGAATAAGTAAAACCAAGACGCCCCCAAAGACCTTGGTCCCATGTATCTTCTGTATATCCAAAATCTTCAATATATATACCAGTTGTAGTATCATATATCGTTAAAGGTTCCAAATTAAAATTCAATCTTTTCAATTTCCTTTCTTCCGCTGAACCAGCCAAATAATAACTTGATGCACGATTATATGGAAACTGAGCAGGTGAATACATTTCATATTGTTGCTCTGGATTTATCTTATAGACATCGGGTGCCCCTTCCGCAGCATTAAAATTAGGATTTAATACAGCATCGGCAGGGTCTTTCATCTCTACATTCCCTCGGTTCAAAGGAGTATGTAATTTTTCAAAGTAAAAATAACTTCCATTAAAACCAAGAAGAGGTTTGTCCGCTCCACAATATAATTTATTATTATAAGCAGTTGCATCAAGTTGTGGAGTATTTTCTGTCCTTTCTTCGTCTGCTCCCACTCCCCCAAATAAAGGAAATGTAACCTCGGGCTGAGCGATACCTGAACCAGCAATCCCTGGATTTGAACCTTGATGTAAGGCTGCATTCACCGTAGTGTTAGCATATCCCATTTTACCTTTTCCCGATTGAAGATTAATCATCGCAGTTCCCCAAGCATTCCAGTGTCTGTCAAAACCCATCTTTGTTCCCGCTTTAATTTCAATCTCACCACCTCCATACGTATGGAAAAATACATCGGGTAATCCCACATTTATAGAGGGAGCTGGTGGTTGAGCAGTTTTATCCCATGTTAGTAAATTTGGATAGATTATAATATGATTCGTATTATTACTTACTAAATCACCCGTAATTGTTTTTCCAAATGCTCCATACGTAAATTTACTTGTGGTAAAATTAGTTTTAGAACAAGGGTCGTTATAAAATTCCTCCATTTGTGAATTATCATAGTGAAAGTAAAAAGGACTTGATTGAGTTTTGTCATTATTAATATCCCTATTAAATGTCGCGGGGTCAGCAGGTGGAGTTCCCGCCCTTTGAGATGTTCCTGCATAATTATAATATGATTGTCCTAATTTCCAAAATTCATTCTTCGGTCCCGATGGATTTGCTGGGTCATCAAATCTATTAATGTCAAACGATACAACATCACAATTAGCATATCGTGTATCATCCGCTTGAACGAATGTATCCATATGACAGAATCGTGCAGCACTATTCCCCGAATGATTAATATATGAAGCACCAGTCGCCACATTAAAATAATTATTCTGAGCAGGTGGAAGTATCTGTCTGACTGTCTCACTACTAAATAATTCTGGATAGTTTTTCTGTGACTCTAAAAATGCCTTAAATTTAAGAAGTTGTGGTGAAGGTGTCCGTGGTTCAACTATGATACCCGTGACAGTTCCATCATTTGTCGTAAAGTAAGGAATATCCAAGACCAATCCAGTTGTATGTTTATTCGCCCTTGATAAGTTTTCAGAAGTAGGTATTCCAAAAATATCATTTAATTCACTTCCTGTTTCATATATCTCAGGTCTCTTACACGCGATAAACCTGAATCCATTATAATAATATGATGCTAAATCTTCCGTCTCCTTTTGAACTCCATAAACCTGAGGAACAGACCCTGCCTCTATGACTAAATGAACTCCATCCGCAGGAGCGGTCACATCTGCTAAGGAAGTTGTGGGACCATTATAAAGTGCCCGTTTATACCATTCCTCCTTTTGTAAAAATTCATTACCCGCCTCAAATGTCTTATATGTATTTGACTCTACTCGTTTATTTAATACAAAATCAAGAGCAGGGGCTGTTACTCCCGGAGCAAGTGTCGGCATGTCCTTCTGTGGGAAATCTTCTCTTTCTAACTCACGAGTACTCTGGAATTGTTTTGTTAATGAATCGGCAATATTCTTTGCTGCTGAAAAACCAACATTCGTATTTAAATCTATCTTTTCTCGTTTTATAACATAATCAAAAAACTCAGGTTCTCGTGCATAATAGGGAGGATGATATGTTTTTTGTTTTGCTACTTCAATCTCAGCATCTGTTCCCCAGACTAATCCTGACTGATTCGGTGATATATTCCTCGTTTTTTCCATAATAGTATATCTCGTGTTATCATTTTTTAAAATAAAATGTATAGGTTCTCCTATAACAGGAGTAGTCGCTGGAAGGACAGGTATTTCATAATTTTTAAATCCTCGTATATCATCAGGAACATATCCATAATAGTTTGAGTCTTGTTTGACTATACCTACCGCAGGGTCTAATATAGGAAATTCTTGAAGTGTTCTACCCAATCTTGTTGAATCAGGTGACGCCCAAAATTTATCTTCATTAACTGCACTCGCAAGTAAAGCAGAAGTTGTCGGTATAAATCTACGAGGTAATTGGATATAATTTAAACCATCCATTGTCTTATAAAAATTAATAATAGTTGATGCTTCATTATCTTTTAATTCAATAGTCTGTTCTATCGTATCCACATTATCATATATTTCATAGACTTTTTTTACATCGGCAACATACTTAATACTCTGAGCTGTCACTGATGTATATTTAATAGTTTTCGTTTTGTTTAAAGACTTTCCCCTAAACTCAATAGGATTGTCCTGACCAGAACCAACATCATTCACATAAGAACTATATACTGATACTTTATCATTCGGTAATAACATTAATGTACTATTTTGTTTGTTAGTCCATGATGATGTATCAGTTGAACTCTTTACAGATGCACTTTGTCTGTCGCACTCCACTAATATTGTATCCAAATATTCAGTTGTCATTTAATATATAATATATTTTTATTTTAAACCGAATCTTTTCTTATATGATTTTATATTCTCTTGACGACTTGTAGAAGGTCCCCAAAGGATATACCAAGAAAGATATCCTGCTCTTGTATAATCTCCCGTTTTTAAATCCTTCTGGTGACGGGTTCTATATCTCTTCCTTTGTATCTTATCCTTAGTAATCGTGAAGTCATCCATCCCGCGACTACCAAAGTGAGTAGTAGTTGTCCTCCCATTATCCTTTGTAAAGACTGCTTTTAATTTTTTCTTTGGATTATCAGATGCTGTTATCTTTACTGAAACCATGTTTAAAATATAAATATATAAAAAAATCATTTATGCATTCATAATCGTAAATAGACCACCTTCAAGACTTGCGAGACGATTATATTCAATAAATGTGCGAAGAGTGTAATCACCAGCAACCATAGCAGTTGCCTTGTAATGTAACTCAATCCCTCTTACGCCGACCCTCCCGTTAGTAAGGCGAGTCGCAAGATAATACTGATTACCAGCAACTCCCGCATTACCATTTTGAGCACGATTGAAATACTTAAATGCTGTGTATCCATTATTACCATTATTAGAATATCCATCACGAGTTACGAATAATAATCCTTCACTCTGAGTATGGTGAGAGAATAATCTGGATTTATTAGTGATGCTGGTGGGGAATTCAAATCGGTCGTTGTAACGAACATTATATTCAATAGCACCCGTCAAACCAGTTCCACCATTACGCGGAGGACATACAGATTTATACGGACCCGTAATCATCTGGTCTGTGCCATCATCTTGATTAACCATAGTAATGACTCGGCTACATAATCTGTTCGCCATACCAACATTTGTGACAATCCCAGCACCTAACTGAACATCTGTGACAGTCTGCTTGGAAAGGCGATAATCAGGGAAAGAAAACTCAATACGAGGATTAGCATCGGCATATCTTTGCATAAGGTCACTATCAGTATAGAAGATGTAATCGGCACAGAATTTAAGTTCATTGCGGTCAATCGTAAAAGCACCATCCGCAGTAGCAGCAGCATCAAGAATGACACGCTTATTAACCATCGGCGACCAGTGAAGTTCAATACTCATCTGTTGGTCTATCATGTATAAAGGAAGAGAATGTGTCGCAAGGAACGGGAAAAGGTCAGATAAATCTACCGAATATACAGGAGATTCCGCCGCGGAACCACCTACCATCTGACATACAGGTTGAGGTCTGAGGTCTGCCCCTTCTATTTCCAAAGCATCATCACGGCTATAATCACGACCATTTGACATACCATATTTGTTAGCATCAGCACGACTCTGGAAAGTAACTGGGACAAGGTTACCACCTCCCGCGGGGAGCAGTTCGCGGTAAATAAATTCAGTCGCCATACATCTACCCGTCGTAAATTGTTCGCGAGCAATCCCTGTTTCATTATTAATCTGTGCAGATTTTGCCTCATGTAAAAAATTCCAATCGGTAATTTCATTTAAAACAGCATTACCAACTTTAAGAACAGCACGCTGAATAACTGAACCAATACCGACAGTCGGGGGTAATGCCCCTGTATCACCCGCAGCAGGAACTAATGAAAGAAATAATTTACTATGTGAATGGAGCCACCCTTTCTTTTGAAGGTCAAATCTGGCGAATCCAGCAGTTGTATTAGTCGCCTCCTGAAAGGTGGAAGTTTCCAAAATATCTGTCTCTATGCGTTGCTGTAAGTTAGTGGGAATATTTTTTAAACGGAGAAGGTCAGGAACTACGGACATATTATTTTATAATATTATTAATATTAAAATTTTAAAAATGAATTAATAAAAAAAATACATATAGAAAATCACATCAACTTATAATGTCCCTCATTATCTCTTACGATTGTTAATACTTCTTCTTCCATCTCTTCTTCATCATAATCCTCTGTTTCTACCTCAGTCTCTGAACTATAAGATTTATCTTCATCTTCTGAACTCACATCTTGTTCTATTTCCAATGCATCTTCTCTGAGTTCTTGTAATATCTTTTCTGCTTCCGTAATATCATTTTTACAATATGAAAGTATAATCCTTAAAAGTGAAATCATTATACTATATATTATTTATATTTTCCCGCCAAAATTTTAAACATTTTTGTGAATCCAGATGCCTTCTGCGATGACTCATAATATACTTCGCACCACAAGGACATTCATACCATATAGAGTCATACTGCTTCTTTTTCATTAAGATAAGTTTTCTGTTTAAAATATAATATTGTTTTTGTTTTATTTTTTTTTCATCTATGCTTAACATTACAGGGTTACTTCGTTATAAATATGTTAGATATTTTTATGAAATGTTTCTTTACTGAATAACTTCTATACCGCCCGAACCATCAAATACGACAGTCGTCTTCGCCTTGTAATATATAAATAGAGAAATAGGATTATCAGTAACAAGAGAGTTA